GCTTCGTCATGATTCGTTTGTATCGTCCACGATAAGGACCCGCCCAGAATACCGCAAAATCATCCAGCCCCGCAAGCTCCGACAGATAAATGTCCGCATACCGCATGGTTTTGTCTTCCAGCGGAACGTTGAATGAGTAGGCCCGCGTCTCGACATACCACGTAATCGGGCATCCGTCGTCCAGGCGGTCCGGCGAAAAGGCTTCCCACAGCCGGTTCTGTCCGTCGAAGTCCACGCTCGCAAAAAAGATTCGGTTCGTCCCGGCGAAAAGGCCCTCGAACCACTCAACCGGGCGCGTTCCCGTCCACACGGAGTTCCACGCGAAAGGCGCCTGCTGATTTTTCTTCTGCCACGTCGCGCCGTCCAACACCCAGGTGTGGACGTTGTATCGGTCACAGTAAGGGACCGACACCAGCAAATAATTCTCGAAGGACCCGCACGCAACCCCGTGCAGGTCTTCTCCCAGGCGGGACTTGCTGTCCGTCATTTCGTTGTCCTCATACGGCGTCGCCGAAGACTGCCGAGTGAGCATGGCCGAATTGACATTCGTGAGGCCGCTAGACGAATACCACCACAGCAGCCCGTGCATAAGAATAACGGAACGCTGGGACACGCATCCCACTTCAGGGAACTGAACAAACTGAAAGTTCGGGACGTTATACCACGTCGCGCGGTCACGAATTCCAGACTGGATTAGAGTCGTGGTATCCTGGGTGAAAACAAAGAGCTGAGCCAGTTCCGCGTTTGCCGTCGGCTCCGCCAGCGCCGTAATCTCTCCCGGAAGGGTAAACGACTCGAAGGTGGCGAAGTATTGGGGTTCGAGGAAGTGCCGGGGGTCATAAATGTCCGATGCGAAAAGCTTAGCGCCCTGAGCAACCCACAGCCGGTCACCAGACCATGCCATCGGGCCACCGAGCTTGATATTTTCGTCATGAACCGCGTTAAAGCCGTCGAACACCGCCGGCGCGGTCAACCCGCCATCCTGGATGATTACCAGATTGATTGGCGGAACCAGACGGAGGCTGCCGTCGTCGTTGCGCGTCACGGCCTGTTCTGCCTGGACGAAGAAAAGTTGCCGAGCGGTCGGGGAAAATTGAACCGCGAGCTGCCGAAAATCTCGGAACGGGAATTCCGACAGATACACGTTCCCGTCAACCGCAAAGACGATTGATTCCAGTCCGACTTTCGGACGGAACACAATCCCACCTTGCAGGTTTCCGAGCGGCATCACAAATTTGCAGCGGTATCCGGGCCGGCACTGGACCACCCCGCCGCGGTTCACCGTGTTCATGCTGCGCGCATAAAAGCCGGGGACCAACTGCGAGGGGTCGGTCATGGAATCCATGCCCCCTAGAAAGGTCAGCTCCCCGTCCTCTGCGCGCGGCGTCACTTATTTGATTATCCCAGTGGACCGTTCGCGGGCCAGCTCCACGGACAGATGTGTTTGTCGTGGTATCTGGCGCGCTCGGCAAGGTCTTTTTCCTCCAACTTCGGGTCAGAGTAGTCGAAGATATCCTGCGGCGCGGGCACCTGGGCGTTCGTCTTCGCGTTCTCAGTCGAGCCGCTGGACGGACCCATGCCCTTGTCTTGTTTCACGTTCTTCATATCAGTTAACATCCCAGTCATCTTTTTGCACGATGCTATTGCGGTCTTCCACCTGCATCGGCAGCGCATTCGGACTGGTCAACGCGCCTTCCTGTTCCGTCAAAATTCGCGAGGCGTGCGCCTCGAACTGCATCCCGTTTGCCACATCGGAGTCCAGATAAAACTTCACTGCCTTCATGGCCATCACGAGAGCGAACCGACTGTGCAGCAAAATCCGCGTGTTCAGGCTCGTAATCTCGAAAGACTTCTTCCGATAAACAATTCGGACCCACGGGCAGCCGCGAGAAATTTTGATGCGACGATACCGCGGATGAGTTTCATCCGGGTCGTAAATCCCGATTAGCGTTCCCGAGCTGGACGAACTATCAAAAGTCGAAAGTCTGATAATTCCGTCCGACGGCTCTTTGACGATGTCGGTGATGCGCCCAACGGTCGGGTCCGACGCCGCCGGCACCGCGTATCCATAAATCGTCGGGACGAGCAAACCCTCTTCCCACACGCCGTCAACGAGCGTCTGAAGCGGTTTGTTCTGCTTGTCGAATCCAAACACACGGAGTTTCTTCCCGCTGTCCGAGGGCTTGTCCACAAACGCAATCAACTTGCCCGGACAAATGATGTCCTTGTAGGTCACCGCGGGCAGCTCGTCGAACCAGGAATAATCACATCGACCTTTGCAGTCCCCCGGCCCATTCAGGTGCCAGGAGAAAAGTTCGTTGTGCCCCAGCGCCGGGCGACCGGCAAGATTCACGCCGAAGACCGTTTCAACTTCGCGCGGGAGCGTGACGCACTTATTTTGAACGCAGATATCGAGCGCGCCAACCAGAGGGTCAATGTCACCCTTGTTGGCGAGCATCCGAATCGCGTCGGTCATGTATCGGAACAGCTTTTCCTCGCGGCAAATTCCGAAGATGTCCTTGGCGTCATCAAAAATGTCTTTGGCCTGAAACATCAATACCCCTCATCGGACTCCGACATCTTGTCCTTCATGTGGCGGTCCAAGGCGTCAGAGCCAGATTCCTCTTTTTCGTCTTCCTCGACTTCGCTCTCTTCGACCGCCGTAATGGCCTTGATTTCCAGGTCCACCGTATACCGAGTCTTGCCGCCGGGCTGTTTGGACTTGTTCTCACCCGTCTTGCGGAAGGTAACGGTCAGCTCCCCAGACTCCGGCAAATTGTAATCCGTTGGCCACTCCAGGTGCAGGTTCGGATACATCTTTTTGTCCATTGACGCGGAGCTTGGCCCCATGTCCATTTTGTAACCCAAATCCATCGGCATTTTCATCGTGTAAGAAGTGTTGATTTACAGCCGTTTGTCAATACATTTTGAACACCGCCAGCCCGGCTATCTCAATGGCCGTTGATGCGTGACTCCACCAAACGTTGACACTGTCCAGGACACCGGCGGATTCGTCAAAGGTCGCGGACTGAGTCGAAGCCGCACCGTCCCACCACCAGTTCAAATTGTAGGTCGCGGTATCCGGGTCAGAAACGATTTTCAACAGACCGCCCCAATCCAAAAACTGTTCCGCGCTGCCCGCGCCCGTGCCTGCCCCGGTCGGCCCCTGGACGAACATTCCGTAGGTCGCGCTGGCGGACAACCGCCCGCGCTTGATGTCAAAAACATTCACGCACAACGCCGTGGACCCCGCCGCCGGATAGCCCTTCATCGAGGATGAGCCTCCGTAGTCCGTAAACGTATTGACCCGCTTGGACGACGCGCCAGCAAAAGTCGCGGTGTAAACTCCAACATCGCTGCCGGCGGCGAACGTGTATTGGTTCGTGTTGCCGGGACGAGTTGTGGCCCCGATGAAATTTGCGCACGTCGTGGAACCCACGCCCTCCGCAATGCCCGAACACACCCCAAAAGCGAAGTCACCCGTAATGGTAGCCCCCGCGTTGATTCGCAGAAGCAAACCAATGCGCAAGCGTTTCCACTTTTCTCCCCAAATCATTTTCCGCTTGAATTCACCCGGACCGGCGAGCGACAGCCTACGGTCCGTTCGTCCGTCCGGCATCGCGACTTCCACAATCGACGCCCCGGAAGCGGCGCCCGTCCCGCTCCACCCCGAGCCACTCGAAAAGGAAGAAATCGCGCCCGTCGCGTAGCCATCAAAATCTTCGAGAGCGAACGAGTCGCTAGTCTCGGCCGCGCCGTTCGAACCGGCCGCACCGGTTGGTCCAGTTGGTCCCGTCGCCCCTGTCGCCCCGGTAGCTCCGGTCGCTCCTGTGGCTCCTGTGGCTCCCGTAGGACCGGTTGGTCCAGTCGGCCCCGTCGGGCCGTTTGCGCCGGTCGGACCAACAGGACCCGTTGGTCCGGTCGGACCGGTAGGGCCAGTCACTCCCGCCACGCCCGCAGCTCCAGTCGGCCCTGTCGGACCCGTTGGCCCCGTCATCGCGCTCAAATCAGAAACATGCAGCCGACGAATTTGAATCACGCCGCCCGCGTTCAATTTTCCAATCAACAAATGCCCATTTTCGTCCGTGGTGACCGGGGACTGCTCAAAAATTTCCTCGAGAGATAGGCTCATATATCAGTAAACTTTGTGAACCGCCATGCCGCAGATTTCCAGCGGATGAGCGCCATCCCAGCGGACGTTCAGAGTGTCAAAAGCTCCCGTAGACTCATCAAAGCTAATGGTGTTCGTAACCGCCCCCGACCCCGAGCCGGCCACCGTCACAATCGTGTCGTCCGAGGCCACCGCAGAGGTGTTCGCGCTATCCATAATCGTATGCAGCAACGCACGCTTGCTCAGCGAAAACTCCGCGTTGGTTACGTTCGTCGAACGCATACCCCACTCATAATTCACGGCCGTGCCTGCCGTCGCGAAGACTGGACGCCGAACCTCCAGGAACATAATCGTGCGCAGAGCTTCCGTGGACCCAAATCTCCGACCATCCGACCCAGCTCCACCGCCCTGGTCAGTCGGGGCTCCAGCACCTCGTTTGGTAACGAATCGTGTGCTGACGCTCTGCGCAAAAAAGTCTGTGGTCGTGCCGTTCACGAACGCCCACGAGTTCACGTTCACCGGGTCAAAATAAATCCCGATGGCGTTGTCCGTGGTCCCGCCGAACGGATTGGTCGTGCCGCTGCACAGACCGATGAATCCGTTTCCGGTAAAAGTCGTGGCACCGTTGACGCGAAGAAGGAGAGCGATGCGCAGCCGGTGCCAGTCGCCGCCGACGTAAAGCTTCCGGGCGAATTCGCCGGCAGACAAACTAAGACGCCGCTCAGTGCGACTGTTGGCGATGTTCCGTTGCACAATCGTTCCACCGGACACAACGCCTGCGGCGTCCCAACCAAACCCGCCCGACGGCGCGACAATCGCGCCCGCGTCATATTCCTCAAACAAATCCACAGACAGCCCGTCGGGATGAACCCACTCATCCGAGCTGTTTGCGCCCGCGGGACCGGTAGGACCCGTTGCGCCCGTCGCGCCGGCCGAGCCAGCCGAACCAGTCGGACCGGTAGGACCCGTCGCGCCATCCACACCGTTCAATCCCGGCAGTCCTTGCGGACCCGCGGGACCAGTCGCGCCAAGCTTGTCGGGCGCAATTTTCTTCGTGATGTAGGGCTTCTCAGACCCCGGCGGCTGCTGCTCAGCAATGAACAGCCACCCCTCTGGGTTGGCCTCGGCCCCATTTACGTAATCAGAAACTTTCATTCTCGCAAATCATCGATAATGGTTGAGCCGGTGGCTTCGTCCAAAATCGGGAAGCCATCCTCATCCTGTAGCACGTCAATCGTCTCATTCACGATGATGCGCGGCGGAAGCGTCCGCCCAGGTAAAATTTTCGTCGCGCCGCGCGGAAAACATGGACGAGACAAATCACCTTCGTCATCACGATGAAGAGGGAACGTGCAATCTTTCATGCCAGTTGGATAAACATGATGCTCGAGCCATCCTGAAAAATGGTTTGCGGGGCCACCGCGCTATCCGAGGTCACATGAACATCGATAATCTCGTTCGGGCTGGACGTTGTGACAATCGCCCAGATATGGACGTAGTTACAATGGTCTGACCCTCCGGTATTCCACATGATAACCTCAGGGTGCTCCCCGCCGGGAACGGGGGTCGCCGTCGTCTGGTTATTCAAATAGAAATCCCAGCTCAGGTTATTGCCGCTCCCCACATCGTTAAAACAGCGGAACCGCGCCAAAACAAAGTATGTCCCGACCGCCGGCAGCGTGACTTCCGGGTCGTCGATGCCGAAAGAAATTTTCTGGTCCACGTTCGTGACCGCCATGTCCGTAGCACCGGTAATAGTAACCTGCCCGTTAGAATTGGTCGCCACCGAGCCCGCCGGACCCGTAGGACCCGTGGGACCGCCCGCGCCCGTCGGTCCGGTATTGCCTTGCGCGCCGGTAGGACCCTGGAGGCCCGGCGCACCCGTCGGACCGGTAATCGTAAGACCGCGGGGACCGCACGGCAGAGCAATGGTCCCGGGAGTCGTCACCGCATTTGGCGACGGCACGGATTCGATGAGCTGCGCGAAGACAGAATTCGAAATTCGGCTCGTGACCATGTAGTAGCCCGAGCCCGGAATGAAAATCGTTTGGCCCGGCGTAATGGTGGGCGAGGGAACGATATTGAAATTAACGGTGCCGCCGGGCGACGGCTGCACGAACGCCGTCAGGATAATAGTCCAGGCGTTCGCCCCGTTCTCGCCGGCGGCGCCGGCGGCGCCCGTCGGACCCTCCAGCCCATTGATACCGTCTCGGAACAGGCGGAGAAAATAACACGCCAGCCCTTCCCCGTCCGCGCGCGGGTTGCCCGGCAGGCCGATGTCCAGGTTACAAGGCAGCAGCCACCGGACTTCTCCATCGATTTCCGTTTTGGTTACCGAACCAAAAAATGCGTCTACAAAGTTTTGGAGCGCGCTCGGGAGCGTCTCGCAGTCCGCCGTGTTGGGCGGGCATGCGCTGCACGGCGTGCGGCACCCCGTCGCACAATTCGCCGGAAAAGTCTGGTTGCAATCTCCGCAATTGCCGCCCCCGCCGCAATCACAATTTC